CGACTTGGCTGTTTTTTTCAGCCTGCACCTTCATCATTTGGTCTACCTGCGCCTGCAAGCTTTGGGCGCGGGCTTTATAAATCTTGATTGTTGCGTCTTTTGATTTGATGGCGTCTTCCTGCGCGGCGACTGTTTGTGTCAGTGCCTTATTGCTTTTACGCATGTGCATCAAGCTATATCCGAGGACGGCGACGGTCAGGATATAAGATACGGCAACAACAATAGCTGTTTTCATATGATTCCTCCGTTTCAGGCTTCGCTTACGCCTGCTGCCGCAGTGCCGGTAACGATGGGTAGGTTATAACGCTCTGCGGATGGTTCCGATTTAACCGGCTTACCATCAACCAATTTAGACGGCCAGTAGTAACCATCAATGTCTGCACCGTTAAACAGCACAACAGATACTGCATTACCCTGATTACCGCCCCATCCCATAATTTGCCCTTTAGCGTTTTTGCCACCGACGAAAAACACATGGCCACCACCTTTGCGGGATTTCACGGCGATACAGCCATAGGCGGGTTTAGCCAGCTTAGTCAGACCAGCCTCCGCCCATGCCTTGGCGCGATACCAATCTTTGATAACGCCGCGGCCGCTTTTACCGAGGCAGTAACCGACAAACAGGCCGCACCATGGTGTCTCATCGTCCGCATACCATGCTTTTGCCGCATTGGGAAAGTTTCCCATTTCTTTGAGCCAAGATTGGATAATCGGGTTATGTTTCGCGCCGACGATTTCTTTCAATCCGACGTGTCGGCGGGCTTCTGCCATCCAGGGCAATTCAGTCATGCTTTCTTCCTTTTTTATTCGTGTGTTTAAATATTTTCTTGCGGTATTTTTTTTGACGCGCGGTTCAAAAAACCTTGATTTTCTGTGCTTGGGCGTGTTTTCTTCGGGTGGATTTTGCTGATATTGCCGCCACTCCATAGCACTGCGCCCGTGTGCAGGGCCAGTCCGAAGATAAGCAACCATATAGTCAGTGATTTAATGGAAAAGGCAGCGGCCAGGGCGAGACTGCAAAACCATACGATAGATAAATAGGCGATTGCCGCACTTAACGGCTTATGTGTTTTCCCGCGGGTGTCAAAAAGGATGATACGAATGGCCGCGGTCAGGGACAGGGCAATGACGGCAGCAGATTGGACTGTATTCATGATTCTTTTTCCTCTTCCAGGGTTTTCAGACGGCCTTTTTCAATCAGGCGCATGACACGCTGTAAACCTAAAACCAGTCCGGCAGAAAAAATGGCAGCGGCGGTAAAGCTATTGATGGTCAGTGTTTCACCCGGCAGCAGCCAGTTGATTAGGCCTTCTGCGCCGTCGTAACCGAAAATGCCGCCGATGAAAGACACAGCAAAAAGCCATGCCTTATTAATCGGTCGCTCTGCCTTTTGGCTTAATACGAACAGCGATGCGCCTATGAGTGCACCGAAGGCTACGGAGGCGTGGACGTGGTAGCTGCCGATGATAATTACGGCGGCGTTGACAGCAGTGGTAGTTTTGTCTTGGGTCATGACGTTTTCAGTCCCATAGATTCAGGGTGGATTTTTGTTGTGCTTCTTCGTGGTTGGCTTGAGGCAGTCGGATAGTCAAACCGGCAGGTAGGAGGGCAGGATATTTCGATAAGCCGTAATTTTCAGGGGCGGTCAGGATTTGTTCGGTGTAGCCTGCGGACGTCCCGTAATGGTTCCAAGCGATATTGGCGACGGTATCGCCTTCACGGGTCGTGTATTCCATCAAATTAATTCCGAATCGCAGCGGCGCTCGCCCATGACTGCCGCGGTGGCATAGTGTGCTTCACGGCGGAAGTCTTCGGCTTGATGTTGTTTCATTTCGGCACGCTCGCCCGCTTTTCCCGATGGTTCTGTATCTGCGTATTTTTCCAGCAGAAGTGATTTGGCATAGCAATAGACGGCGCGGCGGTAATGGATGGCTTTAACCGATTCGCCATTAATGACGTCGTCTGAATCGCCTGTTTCGGCAAGAGTGCCTCTGCCAACCTGTACGGCGGCAATGCGGTATTTCTTAAGCTGGCCGTTGACGTGTGCGACGGCTTCGAGGACGGCATGGTAAACACGGCTGCTTGAAATGTTCGCTTCAATCCTCATTACTTCGCGAAAGTTGGCAAGGTCGATGATTGGGAAAAAAGGAATACTGCGAACTTCGGATTGGTCTAATGCTTGCCGCCCTTGATCTGGGGTGTCGGCGAAAACAATAGTCATGATTCATTTCCTTACGGAAGAAGCCTGCCCGATATTTAGGCGGGCTTTGGAAAGGAGGCGCAGAGGCTTTGCATGCTAAGGCCGTCCATGATATTTCTGGAGGACTTGCCGCAGGCTTGCGCCCGGCGAGGGGAGCTAGGTCAGCCTTTAAGCTGTTTTTTGATGGCTGCAAGGCGGGATTTGACACCGATTTTTTCAGAATACTTCAGTGCGTTTTCGTAGTAACTCGCCGCACTTTCGAGGTCTTCGGCTTCTTCCGCACGTTCTCCAGAGGCTTTGTAGAACTTGGCGCGGATGATGTCTGTCAGATTTAAGGTATGCATACCCGTGTCTGGGTTGACGGTGCTGATGAGTGTGAGCAGATCAGTATGGTTGGCTTTACTCAAGTCAGCACCGTATCCATACTGTTCAGCCAGCTCTTCAATTAAGAGGTCGGGCAGATCACGACGGTAGTCATCTTTGACTTTCATGTCATGCTCGATGGCAAATAGGATGTATGGCACGGCTTGGTCAAGCTCGCCAATGTCAATCAACCAAAGCAGGGCGGTAGTGAAGACTGGATCGGTTTCAGCGGCCGAACCGGAGAGATAGACGTCTTCCAGCCATGGAAGATATTTTTCTACCATTCCTTTTTTGGCTTGGATTTTGTCGGATACGGATTTAATTTGGTGTAGGAAGGCGCGATCGGTGTTAAGGCTTGCCAACAGTCGGCGGTAGGGTTCGGCGACATGGATGTTTTCGCCGTTTTTTGCTGCCTTCTCTGCTAAAACCTGTTGTTTGTGTGCCTGGGCTGGAGTCATTGGATCCCTTTCATCAGGCCGTCTGAAATTTCAGACGGCCTTTTTTTCTACTTCACGATTTTGATGTTTTCGACCAAAGCTGCTGCGCCGTACTCTTCGACGACATAGCAGATATTTTCTGACTGGTAGTCGGCGATGCGGTCGAATTCAGGTTCGTCCGCCAGCTTGCGGCGATGGCCGCCTTTGTGGAAGTAGATGGACAGGTTTTTCAGCGGAGTAACCAAAATCGTATTTTTGGGGAAATACGGTGCAGTTACGACCGGCAGACCGCCCAAGCGTTTTTCAGACATGATGATGTCGGCAGGACGCAGCTCACTTGCCTTGTTGCCTGCTTCTTTGATAACGGCAAAGTATTTTTCAGACAGCAAAGATTGATTGCAGATAACGGTCATGCCCGGCATGTCGTGGAACTCTTCGTCAATCAAGCTTTCGGCAACGTCCGTAACCAAATGGTCGAGAGAGGTATAGGATTTACCTTCGCCGATTTCGACGGCATTGGTTGCGCTGCCCATGACGTTGGATGCTGCATTGGTACGCATATGCTGCAACCAGCCGGTTTGTACGTCCTGCAAGAGAGGATTTGCCGCAAAGTCGGATGTAGCGGCGGCAGACGTACCGTTGAAACCGATGGCAATCAGGCTCAAAGCTTTGGATTTGATGAGCTGGTTATTGATCAACTTGACGTATTCAGGTTGACTGCTCCAAGAGTCCATATCGTCGTAGCTGACTTGAGTGTCAAAATTTACTTTTTTACACAAATATTGGCGGTCAGTCAGGTTGTGATATGGCTTGGGCTGACGGCGTACAGTACCGTCGCCGTTTTTAGTATCAGTTCGCGAGGCATTCAGACCTGTTGATAAACCAATGATTGAGCCGGCAATTTCGGTTTTGCTGATGATGTTGATTTTTTGCAGGAATGTTGACTCCAGGCGGACGGCTTCGCGCATTTTTTGAGAAACGGCGGGCGTTACACTGAAATGGCGGGATACGCCTTCGGCAGTTGTACCGTTGGCTTTGGCGACGGCGTTGATATATTGCTGGATATACGGGTGCATGGCTTACCTTTTCTTAAAATTCGGAAGCAGGGGTTGTATTCGCGCCGGTATGCGGCTCTGCCTGATTGATCGGAGCGGATTCAATAGCGGCCTTAAAGGCATCGAATTCTTTGCGCAGGGCAGTGTAGTCATCGGCGAGTTTTTGGGTAATTTGGGCAGACTGCTCCAATTCTTTGTTCAGGTCGGCAAAGGCTTGGGTGTAGTCGTTTTTTTCTGTTTCGACAGGGGCGGGATCTGATTTCTTATTGAACATTTTGTCGTGGAGGGCGGCAAAAAAGCCTTTTTTCTCGTGTTGGGGTTGGTTGGCAGGTTGGGTCATTGGCAGGCTTTCCATTTCGGTGTAGGCGGCGGTGTAGTTGGTGTCTTCCGGATTGAGCTGACGGAACTTGAGCATAGTCGTACCAAGAGATGCAGGGCTGTCCGTCATCGCAAGGCCGACCAGATAAGCTTTGCCGGTGTCGGCGAATGGCTTCATGATTTCCATGGATGTATAGACTTTTTCGCGCTCTTTGATGTAGCCCAACATTTTTTCAGTAGGGTCGATGCGAGCGTAAAGGCGGGTAATACCGTCTGAAGTCTCTGCTTTCAGCTCGAGGACGTCCCCCAGGCCTGAATAGTCGTTTTTGGGAGAATATGGGCGGTAATGCTCAAGGTTGATGCGTGCGCCGTAGATTTGTGGGTCGTAAGCTTCTGCGGCGGCGATGAGGTCGGCTGATTCGATCGTTCGACCGTCGGCAGTTGCACCGGATTTGCCGATGCAGAACCATCGGTCGCTGAATTTTTCGGTGGAATTTTTGGCGGATTTATTCATGCGTATGCGCTCGGGTGTTTGTCCGTTTTATTTTGGCATTTACGGAAAAGACGGCAAGCGACAGGGGTTTTAGGTGGGTTTTTCAAGTCATGCGGCACGGGCAGGATTGGCATTTTTGCCCGAAAATCGGGTATTGCCGCTATTTTTTGAAGACATGGAAAAACGTCAGAATATTGAAATTGCCCAAAATATCGACCCGCGCCTTGTTGCGCGGTCTCTTTACTGGCAGGGATGGAAAATTACCGCCATCGGGCGGCATTTGGG